GGATGTTATTGATGCGATAATGAAACTTAGGATTGAGAAGGGTTTGAGTCGTCCTTCGATACTTGAGTGGTTGATTAATGAGATGAAGTTGACTAAGAACAATGCTCAGAGAGTTTTGAATGAAGCTAACAAGAAGTTTGATGAGATTGCTATACAGAGGTTTGGTAATGATATCAAAGAAGATATTGAGAGGTTTGAGGCTCTTTATGAGAAAGCGGTCAAGAATAATGAGACCCGTGAAGCTCGTGAGATTCTAAAAGAGATATCAAAGCTCAAAGGACATTATGTTGAAAGATACAATTTAGAAGTAAAAGAATATCAAGTTAAGTTTCCAGGATTAGATGAATAATTTTGATTTAATAAAACCCCACAAAAAGCAGGCAGAGATAATAAAAGCTTGTCTTGACCCAAGTTTATTTTTTGTGGTTGCTATTATTGGTCGTCAGTTTGGTAAAACTCTTGTAGCAGAGAATTTAGCTATTTATTGGGCTTTAAGTAAGCGTGATACAATTGTTTATTGGATTAGTCCAACTGACTCACAAATACAGAAGGTTTATGGTGAGATTATTGAAGCTATCCACCACACCAAAGTTATCACAAGTAAGAAAGCTACAAAGGGTGACACTGAGATTGTATTTGATAGTGGTTCAAAGATTATATTTAAGTCAGCTGCGTCAGAGGACAATCTTCGTGGTGGTAGTGTTAATTATATGATTATAGATGAAGCTGCTTTTATTAAACGTGACACGATTGAAACCATTTTGATGCCGATGTTAGCAGTTAAGGGTAAGAAGTGTTTATTCATATCTACTCCAAAGGGTAAGAATTATTTATATGATTATTTTTTAAAGGGACAAGTTGAACCACAGTGGAAGAGTTTGAGGTATTCGACCTACGATAGTCCTTTTGCTAACAAACACATTATAGACCTTGCTCGTAAGTCATTACCACCAAAGTTATTCAGTCAAGAGTATGAGGCTGAGTTTGTGGATGCAAGTTCAGTATTCAACAACATAAATGAAGTTATGTGTCTAACACCTTTAACAGCACCTGTTCCAAAACACAAGTATTTTGCAGGTATTGATATAGGTCTTATATCGGATGCTACTGTTTTGAGTATTTTCAATCAAGATGGTGATATGGTCAAATATTATAGATGGGAAAACATAGATACTCCTATTTTGATTGACAAAATTATTGAACTTAACAATTTGTGGGGTTTTTATAGGATAATGATTGAAAACAACAATCAAGGATTACCTATTTATCAGTCACTTCGTATGGTTCTAAACAATATAGATTCTATCAATACGAATTCAAAGACAAAGCCTGAATTTATAAATAAGTTAATACATTTATTTAATATGAAAGAGTTCAAGGTTGTCAAAGATGATTATTTGAGGATTGAACTTGAAGGTTTCATATTCAAACAAACTGATACAGGTATTATTAGATTTATGGCAGACAGTGGGTTCCACGATGATTGTGTTATGAGCATGGCAATTGGTAGATATTGTTATGAGTTTTACAATCGTAAAAAGAATGCAACTTATTTACAAGGTGATAATGAAAAAGTTTTAGGACAACAAAGTTTATTAGATGGTATAGTTCCAGCAGATATGCGTGAGTTCTTAATGTAAAATAAAAAAAAGATTAAAGATGGAAAAGAAAATAATGAGAATTATAGCTATTATAGCAGTTTTATTTACAGTTGGTTTATATTTAGACAATTATGTTTTTTATGATAAACCAAAATCAGAACCAGTTGATACAAATGCAATCAAAGCTCGTGTTGAACTTAAGATAGACAGTTTAATGCAGATTGATAGTCAAAAAACTAAATAAGATATGAGATTCCTTACAGATAATGATTTAGATATTATTATAAAGCCAGATTACTTTGACCAGATTGTAAATCAAACATTAGTCATTAATCAAGCTGAAAAATTAGCAATAGCACAAGCTTCTTCGTATATTACACAGAGATATGATACAGATTATTTGTATCGTCCTTATGTAGTTGGCGCAAGTGGTTCGGAAGTTTTTGGAAATGGTAGAATATTATGGACTGATGGTTTAGTTTATGTAAATGGACTTACAAGTTCAGTCATAATAAATTCTGAAGTGTATCCTGGTTCCACATTTAGTGCAACACAGAGTTGGCTTGATGATGACAGACAGCCACATTTGGTTGAATTGACAAGTCACATTTTTATTTGGATACTTGCTACTCGAGTTGAACCTCGTCGTGTTGAGGAGATTCGTAAGTATCAATATGATGAAGCTTGTAAAAAGTTGAAAGAATATGCACACGGTGACATTACATTTACTGGTGTAACAGTTGATAAAGGGTTGCGTGGTGGTAATCAAGGTGTTAGTGTTTATTGGGGTTCTGATTATGATACAAACTTTGACATTAATCAACTTGGTTATTCAAACAGACCAGGTTTATATGGTTCTTATTCAAGTGTTGTAGACCCATTCAATCTAACTGGTTATAGACCAGGTTAAAATTACTTAAAATAATATGGCAAGAAAGAAAAAAGTAGAGATAGTTAACCCTTATGAAATGATTTTTAGGGAAAATCAGTGGCAAAGTATTGTAACTAACGAACAACAGATATTTAGGGTCAAAACTGACTCTACAAACCTCAAAAATGCGTTAGTAAACTGTGAAAATCCAAAGTATCGTAACAGGTGGTTATTGTTTCAAATCTTTGCAAATATGCTTGTAGATGGTCATTTACAAGGTTTAATTCTACAAAGACAGAACACAATTCTACAAAAAAAGTGGAAAGTTCTTGTAAATGGACGTGAAAATGACGAAATTACTAACAAATTCAACCAATTATGGTTCGGAAAGTTCCTAAAAATGGCTCACGATGCTATTATTTATGGTTTTTCGTTTGTTCAGATTACAGAAGTGATAGATGGGATGGTTCAAGATGTTGAATTGGTTCCTCGTATCTATTGTTGTCCTGAATTTGACCTTATTAGAGACAATTATACATCTTTAACAGGTGCAAACATATATGATGACAATTTCAAGAACTGGATTGTCCCTATGTATCGCGATAAGACAGATTTGGGTGAATTAGCTAAAGTTGCTGATATACAAATCAAAAAACAAGCTTCACTTGTATCATATTCAGAGTATCAAGAGCGTTTTGGAACTCCATTTAGGGTTGTAATGACTGATATTACTAACGAAGACACAAAGAAACAGATTGCACAAATGTTAGCAAAGATGGGTTCGAATGCTTGGTCTATTATTGATAAAGATGATAGGATTGAGTTTGTCATGCCAAGTGGTGATGGGTCTATATTTGAGACCTTCTTAAAATATATTGACGAACAACTTGTTATTGCATTGTTAGGTCAATCACTTACTACTTCAACAAGGGGTAAAGGTGGTAACAGAGCACTTGGTGAGGTTCACGAAAGGATAGCACAATCTATTCAGCGTGAAGACAGTGAGTGGATAGAGAAGTGGATTAATCACGAACTTTTCCCAAGATTAGTTACACACGGAGTCATTCCTGAGGGTTGTATATTTATGTGGGATTCTGATTTAGATGTTAAGGACAAACTTCATATGATTATTGAACTTGCACAAGTTGGTTATATGGTTGAGACCGAACAACTCGAAGAATTGTTGAATTTGAGGTTCAAAAAGGAAACTACAACACAACCAGTTTTGACTGAGGCAGAAAATTCTGCTTATTTACAAATAATGAATGCAACTAAAACTTATTCAGATTATCCACAGGCAGCTACTAACAATGCAAAAAGAGCTCTTAAATGGGTTGAAAAGAATGGTTGGGGTTCTTGTGGAACTGCTGTTGGTAAAGCAAGAGCTAATCAGTTAGCAAATCGTGAACCATTAACCCGTGAAACAATTGCTCGTATGGCAGCTTTCGAAAGACATAGACAAAACAGCGATACTCCTTATGGAGAAGGTTGTGGAGGACTTATGTGGGATTGTTGGGGTGGTAGTGCAGGTATTGAATGGGCACAACGCAAACTCGAACAAATAGACAAAGGAGACGATTAATATGGCTGTTTTTAGAACTTTAGGTAGTAGTATTGTAAAAAAGGGGTTGTATAAAGCTTCTCGTAACTTTGTGCCTATTGCTGAAAAGTTTTATAGAGATAATTTTGAAAAAGAAGGTTATAATATAAATGGTTTTGTCAGATGGAAAGAATTGACTGAAATGACTAAGTCAATTCGTAAAAAAAAGGGTTTTCCTTATCCACAATATAAAATTTTACAAAATACAGGTCGTTTAAAAAGGGGTATTAAGGTTAGAGCTACCACACAAGGTATAAGTATCTTTAATAATGTTAGTTATGCACAAGAACAGAATGATATAAGACCTTTTATTTACGAAAGTGCAGAATTGCAACAAAAGTTTGCTGATTACATAGGTCAAACCATAACAAATGAACTAAATAATATAAGATGGCTGTAAGTGTAATTAAACAACTTTATGATAATGTGATAGCAAAATTAGAAACTATTTCTGATTTAAAATATGTTATACAATACCAATCACAAGACGAAGACCAAGAGGATACTTCACTTTATTCATATCCAGCTGCTCTTGTAGAAGTTGATGTTACAAATGTAACACAAATGATTAAACGTAGTGATTATAATTGTGATATAAATATACATTTGTTAGTGAAAGAAATGAACCACGATATGTATGGTAGTATTGAACTTACTAATAAGATTTATGATGTTTTACAAGGTCAGCATTTTACACAATCTTGTAGTCCTCTTTATTATAGTGATTATACAATTGATAAGTATCCTGAAAACTTTTCTAAAACAATCTTAAAGTTTAATACTATCGTTACTTATAGGTCTAATAATAATCCAAATACAGGTCTAACACATAGTATTGAAAATATTATAGGAACATTTAGTTATACAAGTTCTACACAATCAAATATAATTTAAAATATGGCTCGTAGTATAGATGAAATTTATCAAGGTATAATACAAAGTAAAAATACTTATTTACCTGAAATTACAAACAATAGACCAACTGGTGTTTGGAGTCGCATGGCATACATTTTTGCTATAGCTACTAATTTTGTAGAACAATTATTTGATTCTTATAGAACAGAACTATTGGATATAACAAATCAAGCTGCTTATGGTTCAAGAGATTGGTTAATTCGTAAAGCTTATGATTTTCAATTTAATGCTAATGACCCACAAATTATAAGTTGGGTTCCTGCCAGATTTAGATATGAGTATCCGAATATTGTTGATTCATATAAAATAGTTACACAAGCTTCTGTTCAAGTTGCATCAGGTAATCAAGTTCGTGTTAAAGTTGCAAAAGGTCAGATAGGTAGTTTGTCTAAATTATCTGCGAATGAATATGCTGCTCTACAATCTTATTATTCTACAATTTGTCCTGCTGGTCAATTTATTGATTTAGTAAGTGAAGATGGTGATATTATCGATATGACATTAGATGTTTATTTCGAAGGTCAATATGCACAATCATTTATAAATAATGTAGTAACACAAGCTGTAACAAATTATTTGAATGGCATTGCTTTTGATGGTATTGTTTATGCTGCTTCTGTTGTAGATGCTGTTCAAAGTGTAGGTGGTATTATAAACTGTGTTTTAGTTGGTAATGGTGGCACTGTTGCTAGTGCTGTTGATGGTTATATTGTAACGCCTTGGACTAATTCAGTTGTTTTATATGCAGGTTATCCTTCAACAATAAATCTAACATTAAACTTATATCCACAATAATATGTTTTATAACGCAAGGCTTACAGAATTAGTTCAATATGTTTTAGAACCAATACAAAGACAACAAAATATAATTTTGTCTCTTACTTCTTGGTTAAGTGGTTTGCAACAGATTGCAAATACTTTTAGTGAAACAGTTATACCAGATACAAGATTTTTAGCTACTATCAATTCGAGTAAGGGTGCTTTTGAGTGGTATTTGAATCAAGAATATAATATAGCAACATATTCACCTTATCAACCTATTTTTATTGGTAATCTTATACAATCAAGTAGTGATTTGTATGGTTATAATGACACTGGTGAATCTGAATATGTCCCATTATATTTTTTACAAGATAATCCACCACAACTATTAGATGGGACTTTTATTTTTCAATATAGTTTAGCTTCAGCTTATGCTCCAGGTCAAATAACTTATGTTGTTCCAAGTTTAAATCCTTTAGTTCAAATATTTTTTCAGAACTCCGATGATTTTGTTATACAGGCAGGTGTCCCACCATTTAATAATGGTGTTTTTACCAATCAAAATGTTTGGCAAGCAGCTATGTATGGATTTAATGGTTATCAATCAACAGGTGGTTCAGAAGATGTTGATTTTATTGTATGGTGTCCTAAATATCTAAATCCTGGTTGGGCTACACCTTCAAATACAGAATTTGATATACAGATAAGAGCTTATGTAACAAAATATAAAATGGCACATACAACTTTTGGTGTAAGTTATTATTAAAAACTAAATATAAATATGAAAAGATTAACAAGTCCAGTCCAAGATGGTGGTTTACCATACTTAAATAGTGATTTTAACGACATTTTACAAAGAGAACATATTAAAGCTTATGCTGGTCATTTGGATGCTATCAACGATAGACCATTAGGAAGTGTTGATAGACATAGAGGTATAGTTTTAAAAGGTTGCACTGTTGTTAGTGGAGATGCAAACACAACAGTATTTAATTTTATAAACTCCTTAGTTTATTTACCAGGTTTAAATGCACCTGGTGATTTTTATGAACCAAGTCCAAGTATAACAAATGCTAATTATACAGTATCGAGCACAGGTGGAACTGTTTATATAGTTCCTGCTCCCGATGTTAATGAAAGTAGAATTTTTAGAGATGGTATTACAAAAGTAGCTGTAACAACAAAATATTTTACAGTTCAAACTGCAACACCAGCAAGTGATGTTACTTATATTCAATTTGTTTATACACCAAGTTTGAATAGAGTTGTAACACAAAGAAATTACAAAAGATTATTAAAGTATTTTACTGCTAACAATCAAGATATTTTTATGACAGGTAATTTATCAGATTTTGATACTGCATCTGGCATGGGTTATGGTGATATGTGGGGTTTTGCATTATGTGACGGACAAAATAACAGATATAACTTAAGAGGTAGATTTGTTATGGGTTTTGATTCTACCGCACCAGCTACACCAGCAGATGCTACTACTATTTGGGATACAGCTACAAGCACACAAACTTATAATGGAACTGATGTTATAAACTATGGTGCAATCAACAATATAGGTGGAGGTAGAAAATTAAGTGCTACATCTACAGTTTATTATCCTTCAAAAGTTTTGACTATTCCTGAAATGCCTGTTCACAATCATACAGGAACATCTGGTCTCAATAGTATTGATTTAGACCATTATCACGCAATAGGTGATTTCGGAGATTCAGCTGGTGGTAATTTTAATAGTGATATTTATGGTAGAGGTAATATTACAAGAAAAACAAGGATTACTGGTTCTCCTAATAAAAGCTTAGACCACACACATAGCATACCAAGTCAAGGTGGATTTAATGGACACGAAATTAGAAGTCCTTATTTAGTTGCAGCATACTATCAAAAAATAATTGTTTAAAAATGAATTATATTATAGATTTAAAAGATGAGATTAATCCCACAACAGGAGATTTTGTCGAAAGAGAAATAGAAAAAGCAAAAGAAGCTGGTTATAAATCACTAACTTTGATAATTAATTCATTTGGTGGTAGTGTTTATGAAGGTTTAAGTATTGTAAGTGCTCTCAAAAATAGTGGTATGGAAACTACTGCAAAGATTGAAGGTTATTGTGCTTCGATGGCTGCTATTATTGCAATGACTTGTGATAAAGTAGTAATGGCTGAGCATGGAATACTTATGTTCCACAATCCTTATTTGGAGGGTCGTGAAGATATGTCTGAATCTGAAAAAAGTGCTATGGAAAAAACTACTAATAGTTTAATTATGTTAGCTTCTCGTAAGATTGATAAAAAGACATTAAAGAAAATGATGGACAAAGAAACTTGGCTCGATGCTACTGAAGCATTTGGTTTTGGTATGGTAGATGAAATCTATGATATAAACAAACTATCTGATTATGGTCTTGCAAAAGAGTTCAACGAAGCTATCGTGAATAAAAATGAAAATTTACTAAATAGTATATACAATAAATTAAAAACAAGTATGGAAAACAAAGAAAATACAATCGAAGAAATCAAGAACGAGACAGAGATTGAAATCTGTATCACTACTGAAAGTGATGTTGAAGCTCTTGCTGAAAAAGCTATGGGTCTTGAATCTGAAGAAGAAATTGAGTTATCAATTGAAAATCCAACTGAGGAAGTTGATTACAAATCTATGTATGAAGAACTTCTTAAAAAGTTTGAAGAAATGAAAAATAGTGCGGATACTATTGAAAATAAACTTAACGAAATGGTTAAGAAAGAAAACGAGTTCAATTATAATAGAGCACTTGAAAGAGTTGCTACTGCTGTAAATGAAGGTCGTATTGAAGAAAGTTCTAAATCAGAGTGGATTGAAACTTTACAGAACAATTTTGATTTAGGTGTTAAAATGCTTAATACAATAAAGGTTTCTACAAAAGCTCCTTCATTACCATTTAACAATTTAGCTAAAGTTAATTCTGTTAAAAATGAATGGACTATTAGAGATTATGAGGAAAAAGACCCTAAAGCTCTAACAGAAATCTTACAGAACAATAAGCCTTTATATAAGCAAATGTTCTACGACTATTATGGTGTAGAGTATAAAGGTTAATTTTCGTTCATATGGGTGAGGGGGCTAGTCCCCTAAGCCTTTTGTGACAAAAATTGAAAAAAAACTAAATATAAAAAGACAAAAAAATTAATATAAAAATATGGCTTTACAAAATGAAATTTGGATTCAGGACATACAGAAGGTTCTCTTCCAAAGCGACTTAAGTTGGTTAGAATATGGAACTAACCACGATTCTTATGCAGGTCAAGCTTTTGCTAGTGGTTACAGACAAGTAAACATTCCACAAGCGACTGCTTTTACTGATGGAACAAATGTTGATTATTCTTCAACTCTTCCAAGAACTGTATCTAAGAGAACTGATAGTATCCTTAACTATACTATTAACGTTTATGATACTGGTGTTATCGCGTTCCAGTATTCAGATGCTTTACAAGTATCTTATGACCTTCGTGCTTCAATCATTACACAACAGATTGAAGAGATGGCACAAAAAATCGGCACTGAAGTTCTTGGAAAATGGGCTGTTAGTTCTTTAACTGCTTCTGCTACAAGATGTGTAGCTACTTCTGGTGCTACTACTTCTGTTTGGAACGAAACAGGACAAACTGGAACAAGACGTCTTATTTCAATCACTGACATCCAAAAACTTTCAAGGATTCTTGATTTAGATAACATGCCACAATCTGACAGATATCTAATCATGCCAGCGTCTATGTATACACAACTATTCGCTCTTGATGAAGTTAAGAACTCGATTGCTTTCTATGGTTTCCAAAGAGGTAATACATTACCTGAGAAGAATCTTCCACAATTGTTTGGATTCACAGTTATTATGCGTCCAACAGTATTGGCTTATGCTTCTACTGGTGCTATCAAATCAAGTGACCAATATGGTCTCTATTCATTAGCTGCTGGTGACAACCTAGCTTGTTTAGCTTTCCACAAGTCAGCTGTAGCAAAAGGTATGGGAGGTATCCTTGCTTATCAAGGTATCCTTAATGACCCTCTAATGAGTGGTGGACAATCTCTCTTAGCAGTTTGTGCTATGGGAGCTGCTAAGCTTCGTGCTGATGAAAAGGGTGTAGCTGTTCTATATCAAGGCTCGTAAGGGTCTTTTATATAAACCAATTTGAGAACCCACCCAAACAAAGATGGGTGGGTTTTTTTCTAAAAGACAAAACAAAAAAATATAATATAAAAAAATGGCACTACCAAATATAACCGTAAATAGAACACAAGGTAATATTGTAAGACCAGCTCTATCAAATGATTCAACTACTGGTATGGTATTTTATTCGAATACTTACCCAAGTGGATTTTCTGGTGCTACACAAGTAGCAGTAGTTTATTCTACAAAAGAAGCATATGATTTAGGTATAGTTGATGATTATTCAACTGAAGTAAGAGCTACTTCTACAGTAACTTTTAATACAGCTATTTCAAACTCAACTTCGGTAACAGTATTATCAAGTTGGCCTTCAGCTGCAACTGAAGTAATAGCAGCTTTCACATTCAGTGCTACTGGAACAGCATCACAGGCAACAGAATTTGCTACTTTGATGAATAATACTTTATCTTATGCAGCATCTGTATCTGGTAATGTTGTAACAGTAACAGCACCACAATCTTCAGATAAAACTCTTGTTGGAGCAAATATTAATACAAAAACACTTTCGTTTAGTGGTGGTTCTGGTAATGTTACTATAACTGCTTTCAGTAGTGGAACTTCAACAGATGTTAGGCCTTGGGCTTATCATATAAACGAACACTTCAGATTAGGACAAGGAAAACTTTATATAGGTGTATTTCCTGTTCCTGGCACTTTCAATTTTAATGAAATCAAAACTATACAAGATTTCGCAAGTGGTGAAATTAGACAAGTGGGTGTTTATAAGTCAGGTTCTTGGAGTGGAGCATTTAGTGCAGCTGATGTAAATTCAATCCAAGAGGTTTGTAACACATTAGGTGACCAAAAACACCCATTATCAGTTGTTTTACAACCAAACCTAAATGGTGTTAGTTTAAATGCACTTCCTAATCTACAAGCTTATTCAGCTCCAAATGTATCTGTTCTAATAGGACAAGATGCAGCTAATGTTGGTGCTGCTATTGCTAATGTATTTACTTATTCAGTAGGTATGATGGGAGCTGTAACTGGTGTAATTTCTACATTCAGAGTATCTGATTCAATTGCTTGGGTTGGTAAGTTACAATCACTTCCATTCTCAACATCCGAACTTGATACACCAGCTTTTGCTAATAAAGTTTTAGTTTCTAATACTACAGCAGCTCAACAAGATGCTTTAGCTGAAAAGAACTATACTTTCTTAAGAAGAATACCTGATTTAGCTGGTTCATTTATAAGTGATTCCAAAACTGCTGTATCTAATACAAATGCTTTCTTCTCAATCGAAAGAAACAGAACTATTGATAAAGCAAGAAGAGTTGTAGCAGCTGGTCTTTCACCACTTCTTAACTCACCTGTAGATGTTAATTCTGATGGAACATTATCAGCTTTAACGATTAATGTTTACAAACAAGTATGTAACACACAATTAGATGTGATGGTTTCTAACAACGAACTATCTGCTTATAGTGTTAACATAAATCCGGACCAAAATGTTTTAGCAACAGACACAATCAATATTACACTTGTTCTAACACCTAAAGGGGTTGCAAGATTTATTGTAGTAGATGTATCATTTGGTGTCAGTGCGGCAGCGGCTTAAAAATATGGGTTGGGTGGGTATATATCCCACCCTTAACCTTAAAACAAAAAAACTAAATATAATAAAGAAATATAATTTTTAAATATGGCAACACTTATTAATGGCGTATCATACAATTACGCAAATATCAACATAAGTATTTTGGGTGTATTACCTAAAGGTGTTAGAAGCATCAGTTATGCTGTTACGAGAGGAACTACACATTTTTATGGTGTTGGTGACCAACCAGTTGCTCTTGGTTATGGTAATAAAACTTATACAGCTTCATTTGAATTGCAACTTGAAGAAGTCCAAGCATTTGCTAACGCAGCTTTACAATCAGGCTTTGGTGGTGGAGATATCACAGCAATTGCTCCATTTGACATAACTATTACATTCGGTAATATCGGACAAACTATCACAACACATACACTCAAAAAATGTGTATTCCTTGATAATGGTGTGGATGGAACAAGTGGTGATGGAACTTTTGTAAGAAGTTACTCACTATTACCAGCTGATATAATCTTTGCATAAAAATAAAATAACAATATGAACGAAATTAATAAAACAACAATCAATATCACAGCTGAGGAAGGTAGGGTCTTTAAATGTGTTTTAAAAGACCCTGACTTTTCTACTTATGCGAAAGCATTAAATATTATCAATTCTAACACTGAAGATGGTAATATAAAACTTATAGAAGCTGGTGATGCTATTTTAATAAATACTATCATTCAAGAAGAATCTGATGTAGAAGTTTTAACAAGACCAGATTTAAGAGCGATGGCTGCACAAGCTGCTACTGCGCTCTTGAAGATTTGGAATACTGATGTAAAAAAAAGTTAAATGGACCTGTCAAGATAAATGATATACTATATGCCAAGCACATAGTAAAACATTTCTTTAATGTTGAAGTAGAATCTGTAGAAGATTTAATTTTGTATTGGACTTCCTATCGTAGATATAAAATGGAAGAAGGAACTACCATGCAAAAGGTATTTCAAAAATAACTAAATATGTTATATGGCATCAAATAATGTAGTTATCAATATAGATGGTAAAGATAATCTTACCCCTATACTCAATCAAATAAAAGCTAATATAGTAAATCTTAAACAAAATGCAAGAATTAGTTTAGGAGCAGCTGGTGGTTCACGTGGTGGTGGAGGATTTGGAAGCTTACTTGGACCAATAGCGGGTGTTTATTCTGCAGCAAGAGCTATATCATTTTTGACTGATTCAATTGTTAATCTTGGTAAAGGTGCACTCGAACAAGCAAGAACTTTAGACCAAGTCAATAAGAGATTACAATTTTCTTATGGTGGTCGTTATGGGGCTATGGGTGCCCAGGCAAAAGAAATGAAATTTGCTGAAAGCATTGGTTTAGAAAAAGTTGGAACAGTTGAGGCATTCTCTAAATTCTCAGCGGCTGCTTCTGAAAGTGGTTTGACTACAGACCAATCAAGAAAAGTATTCGAAAACACTTCCAAAGCTATTGCAGCTTTTGGTTTGAAATCTGAAGAAGCTAAAGGAATATTTCTAGCTTTAAGTCAAATGTTAAACAAAGGTGTAGTTTCTTCTGAAGAACTTAGGAGACAAATGGGTGAAAGATTACCAGGTGCTATGGCGATGGCAGCTAAAGCAATGAATATGACAATGCCTGAATTTATGAAACAACTTACTACAGGTAAAATTAAGTCAAAAGAATTTGTTTTAGCATTATCTGAGTTATTCGGTAAAAAGTTCAGCGACCAAGCAGATAGAAACATTTACAGTTTAGAAGGACAAATTAATAATTTAACAAATAGTTTTACTGATTTGAAATCAGCTATAGGTGATTCATTTGGAGCCACAACTTTACAATTGATGGAGGCATTTGCTAACAAAGTAAAAGGTTTATCTACTTTGATAAAGATATTCGCAGGTGAATCAAGAGAAAGTTCTATATTAAGTCAATCTGAAAAATTTGCTAAATCCGAAGAGGGTAAAAAATTAGCAGAAATGATTCTAAAAGGTGATACCAAAGGAATAGAAAGGGGTCTGAAAGAAAAACAAGAAATGTCTGATAAAGCCATTTTAGAATTTTCTAAAAAGGTTGGTTCAGTTGGTATGGAAAAAATTATTGGAAAAAAACTTACAGATGAAATAATAGCTGAAAGAAACTTTTTCAAAATAGCTGTTGGTGCTGATAAAGAAGAATCAAGAAAAAGATTAATAAGTAAATCAGAACAAGCATCAAAACTTATACAACAAGCTCCACAACCATCACCTGTGATGACAGCTCTTAAACAAGTTCCACTTGTCGGTAAAGAACCCATTATGATGGTTAATGCTATGACAGAATTTGTTAGTGGTGCTAGCAGAAATGCAGAAGTAATAGAAAATTACAACAAATCTTTAGTAATAGGAAATAAACAATTCAAGGGTGTTAATGAAGCTGTAGAAGAAACAGGTATTGAATTAGATGCATATAAAACAGCTTTATCAGATGTTACAAAAAAGACAAATGAAGATTTAACTGGTGCTGGTAAAGAGGATAGATTGAAAACTGATTATCACACACCTAAAATTATAAACATAAATATATTGACTGGTGAAGGTGCTTCGATGATTGCACCAGGTGGTGTTGTTACTAATATCGAAACTCTTGAAGCTGATTCACAAGATATAACAAATAGAGTTAAAACAGTTTTAGAAGAACAAATGAATATGATTATACAAGATACTTCATCTTCTATGTTGAGAGCTGCTCAATCTTCAGCCCCATAAATTTAATAATTAAACATGCCGACTAATCCAACCATACCCAATATACCACAGGAAGATAATGTAAAAAAATTAGCACCATTTTCAAATCCTATCGATGCAAAAGAACTTGGTAAAGATTTTGCAGTGAATGCTGCTAATGCTTTTTTTCCAAACTTAACACAGGTTATTTCAACACCAACTATTATAGATGCTAATAGTTTAGGTATATTAGTTCAAGGTGCTGGTTTTGGTGCAGTCAAATCATTTATAGCCGCAGCAGCTATGAAAGGTAATGAAGCTGTTTATAAATTAAGAGAAAATGAAGTATTAAAAGGTAATGCTACCATTTATCAAAATCAACTTTCACAAGGTTATAAAACTTATTTTGAGACAGATAAACCACCAATTCCAAATACTAATCAGTTAATAGGACAATATGTTTTTGATAGAGTTAGATTTGCAAATAATAAAAAAGTTCTTTATTCGGTAGATGGTTCTGGTAATGTAGTAGAATCTTCGAAAGATAATATACCTGATTTAATACTTAATGCTTGTATAGTTTCAATAGATGCTAATAGATATGTGCATCAGTCAATACCTGTAAATTCTAATGCTGGAACAATAAAAGAAATAATGGCTTTTGGTGAATACAATATTAAGATAACAGGTCATTTAGTAAATGATACAAAACCCAAAGAATATCCAATTGAATCTATAGAAGCACTCGATGATTTGTGTAAAACACCAACTGCTGTTAATATAGAATCTACTTTTTTATCTATATTTGGTGTAAGTTCTATTGTTATTACAGATTATAGTATAGAACAAGTTGAAGGATTTAGTGGGATAGTAACTTTTACTATCACAGCTGTATCTGATACACAATTACCAATAATGAAAGGCTCTGGAAGTTCTTTTGGTTCTATAACTTCATTTCAAAATCCTTCTACTC